CCAGAATGTAATGCAGGTACTCCCCATGCAGAAGCAGATGCAGCCGCAAGAGCAGGCACCTGCTGGTGACACGATCACCATTCCTGTAGCACCTGCCACCGCAGCCGAGCCCGCTCCCGCAGCACCGGCCCCCGCCTCCCAGAACTCCAGACTCTTCACAGAGGAGGACATCGAGGCAGCCCGCAAGCAGGAGAAGGACAAGCTCTACGGTAAGGTCGACAAGCTCCAGCAGCAGCTCGACCTGTTCAACCAGGAGCGTGAGGCTGCCCTCAAGGAAGCTCAGGAGCGTGCCGAGGCTGAGGCCCAGGCAATCCGAGAGCGCGAGGAGGCAGAGCTTTCCGCCAAGGACCTTCTGACGAAGAAGGAAGATGAGTGGAAGTCACAGCTCAATTCCGTGCAGGAAGAGTGGGAGAAGAAGTTCAACGCCCTTCAGGCTGAGTCTGAGGCGAAGGAAGCCCTCCTTGAGGCTGAGCGCAAGTTCCAGGAGCTGGAGTCTTACAAGGCTCGTCGTCTCCAGGAGTCGAGTGATGAGATTGCACCGCAACTCATTCGCTTCATCAAGGGAAATAGCGAAGAAGAGATCGAAGCAGCGATTTCTGATGCAATCACTTCTACGCATCTATTATGGAGGAAGTCCAGGCATCGCTCCCGCAGCGACCCAGGACAATCCCGGCAACGGGTGGTGCCCCATCGGGGCCATTGGAGAACGCAACGGAGCAGCAGACGTTCACCGCAGCACAGATCGCTGCGATGTCGCCCGCAGAGTACGCACAACATCGAGTCAGTCTCTTGGCTGCGGCATCCCGCCGCTAGTCGAATCGACAATCTAGTCCAAACGTACTCCTCGGAGGATACTTTCAATGGCCCTTCCCGCACCTCAGGGTGGCGCAATTACCGGCGCTGACCTCTCTGCCGTCTCCACGACCGGCTACTCGTCGGACAGCTCGCTCACGCCAGCTATCCAGACGATCTGGTCCAAGGAGATCCTGTTCCAGGCGATGCCCGTGCTTCGCTTCGAGCAGTTCGCTGTGAAGAAGACGGAGCTTGGCGTTCAGCCCGGTCTCACGATCAACTTCATGCGTTACAACAACCTCACGGTTGACGCTGATGGATCGGTCCTCACCGAGGGTATCCGTATGGAGCCCGTCGCTCTGAGCGCCAGCCAGATCCAGATCACCGTCAAGGAGCACGGCAAGGCCGTCGCTGTGACCGAGCTTCTGCTCAACGCATCGTTCGATGACGTCATGGCATCCTCCTCTCGTCTGCTCGGCCGTCACATGGCCCAGTCGATGGACGTTCAGGCCCGCAACACCCTGTACGCCAACGGCGTACCGTTCGGTGGCGGCGCAGCCGTAGCTCCGAACGTCGTGTTCGGTCGCACCGCTGCTTCGGCCCGTGGCTCCTTCGCCCCGTACGCCGCAGGTACCGTTGGTACCGCAGCCTCGCCTGGCTACCTGTCCCCGGCTTCCGTCAAGGACGCCGTCCAGGTTCTGTCCAGCCAGAACATCCCTCGCCTCGGCGACACCTACGTCTGCTTCGTGCACCCGGCACAGTCCCGCTCGCTGCGTGACTGGCCCGAGTTCATCGAGGTCACGAAGTACGCCGCCCCCGGCAACTTCATGCTCGGCGAGATCGGTCGTATCTACGACGTCGTCTTCATCGAGACCACGCAGGTTGCTCAGGGCCTCACGGTCCCGGCTGACATCGACGCAGGTACGGGTGGCAACCAGGCCCCCAACACCTTCTCGTACTCCTCGATCATGATCGGTGACAACGCATTCGGTCACGCCATCAGCCTCCCGGTTGAGCTGCGTGACGGTGGCGTCATCGACTTCGGTCGTGAGCACGGTCTCGCTTGGTACTCCATCTGGGGCTTCGGTGTCATCACGCACGAGTCGCGTGTGATCCTGAACACCCTCGGTGGCGCGGTACCTGGCGGCTGAATCTAGCCACTGGTTCTGAGTGAGGGGGGCTCCGGCCCCCCCTCACTTCGTCATACACACATCATTACACTGGAGAAGTCATTCATGGCACGTCAAGCAACACCCGTAGAGCTGCTTCAGGTCGAAGAGGCCGAAGAAGTCTCCGCCCCCCTTCCCGTCGCTGAAGAGGTCGCTACCGTTCAGGTGGTAACCGCTCAGCCGACAACCAAGAGTGTCCGAGTCAAGGGCACCTGGACCATGTACTGGGGCTCCCAGGTCTGGGACTTCGCTGACGGACAGCGTTACGATCTCCCCGTCGACCTGTTCGACTACCTCAAGGCGCATTCCAACATTTACGACACAATCTAAGTAGCTTTACGATACACTGGCAGGATGAAGACCTGCTGCACGTGTAAGGTGGAGAAAGCCATTGAGGAGTTCGGACGTAATATCCGCTCTCA